ATAGGTCCTGTCCTGGGTGCAGCAGCAGCAGGCGCAGCAATCGCATCGGGTATAGCTACTGTCAAAAAGATTACTGCAACTAAAACGCCTGGGGGTAAAGGTTCTGCAGCTCCCTCTATATCTGCACCTGGTCGTCAAGCAACGCCATCAACACCTCCAGCTTTTAATGTCGTAGGAGCAAGTGGTGCTAATCAGCTTGCAGACGTGATTGCTGAGTCGGAGAAAAAACCTGTCAAAGCATTTGTAGTTTCAAACGATGTCAGTACAGCACAAGAGTTAGATAGGAATATAGTAGAAGGTGCTTCTATATAAACGCAAAATATAAAAAATTAATCGTTACATAAATATGAGAATAGTAGAGTTAATCATAGACGAAAACGCTGAGGACGGAGTAGAGGCCATTTCGGTCGTAGAAAGTCCAGCCATTGAAGAAAACTTTGTCGCCCTTAAGTCACAAGAGTTTCTGTTCAAGAAGTTAGACGAGGATAAACGCATTCTTATGGGTCCTATTCTCATTCCCAACAAACCCATATACCGCAATCAGGGAGGCGAAGAGTACTACATATACTTCAGCCGTGATACTGTACGCAAGGCCTCTGAGATGTACCTTAAATCAGGCAATCAATCCAACGCTACACTTGAGCATCAAATGGCTGTAGGAGGCCTGACCCTGGTTGAAAGCTGGATTGTCGAGGACAAGGATAAGGACAAGTCAAATCTATACGGAATGGACGTACCCCTGGGCACTTGGTTTGGAGCTGTCAAGGTAGACAACGAAGAAATATGGCAAGACTTCGTAAAAACGGGTAAAGTCAAAGGCTTCTCCATAGAGGGGTACTTTGCTGACAAGATGGAAAGTCCAAACGAGGCTATAAACGACTTTGCTACTGACGAGTATCTAAATTCAATAGAAGAAAAAGAGGCAGAGTTGATCTTGTCGGTCCTACGTTCAAACATAGAGACTAATTTTAAAGCAGCAGAGGAAACGATTTTAGAGACCTTTAGTGACTATCCTACAAGCGTAAAGAACAACGCTAAAAGGGGCCTTAAAATGAACGAGAACGTCAACAACAAGTGCGCAACGCAGGTCGGGAAAGTAAGAGCACAGCAGCTCAGCCAAGGAAAGGGCATCTCAAAGGAAACAATTAAGAGAATGTATAGCTACTTATCCCGTGCTGAGGAATACTACGACCCCAACGACTCTAAAGCTTGTGGCACTATTAGCTACTTGCTATGGGGAGGTAAGGCAGCCCTGGGCTGGTCCCGTAATAAGCTCCGTGAAATGGGAGAGCTTGACCTTGAGACAGTAGTCCCTGTCAACGAAGACTACATAATCATAGATAATCGCCTGGCCTACGCCTCACAGGAGGTTGCTGAGGCAGCTGCTGAGGACCTCGGGTGCGAGGGATTCCACACTCACGAGGTAGAGGGTGTTACCTGGTATATGCCGTGCGAGTTTCACGCCTTAGATATGGACGGAGCGTGCTGGAAAGGCTATGAGGCCATTGGCTTCAAGATAAAAGATGGAAAGAAAGTTCCTAATTGTGTACCTATAAAAAGAAAATAATGCCAAAAAACAAAGAATTTAAGACTCCAAGTTATTCTAGCCCTACAGGTGGCCGTAGAGGCTGTTTATGTGAAGACAACACCTATTCTCGCAAGTGCTGCGACGGGTCCTTGCAGGCCCAAGGCATAGGCCGTACAGGGAGTTCACACTCTTAAACGCAAAATCATAACATATACCCGTTATATGTCATAAAGGGCTCACCCTTATTTAAAAACATATATATGAAATCAACAGAAGTTCTTAACAAAGTCAAGGAGGCCCTGGGTATGCAGCAGGTCGAGCTTGAGCAGCGCAAGCTGGAGAACGGGACTATCCTGGAAGCTGACAAGTTTGAAGCTGAGGAGCCCGTGTTCATCGTAACAGATGATGAAAAAGTTGCCCTACCATTAGGTAAGTACGAAATGGAAGACGGCAAGACTCTAGTAGTAGAGGAAGAAGGTATTATTTCTGAAATCGCAGAAGCTATCTCAGAAGCTAAAGAAGAGACTGAAGAAGTCGAAGCTGAGGCCCAAGAGTTAGAAGATCACGAGAAAGAAGAAATGGAGTACGTAACAAGAGAAGAGCTCGGAGCAGCAGTCGAAGAAATCAAAATGATGATTGAAAAGATGCGTGAAGAGGTAGAAGCTGGTTACGGCAAAAAAGAAGAGGAGCTATCAGAAGCTGAGGAAGAAAAAGCAGAGTTGCAAGAGCAGTTGTCTCAAGCAGCTTCCAAGCCATTCGCTCACAGCCCTGAGAAAACCTCTGTCAAAAGAGAGCAAATTAAATTCGCTACAAAGCGACCACAAACAACTTTAGACATAGTTCTATCAAAATTAAATCAATAAAAATGAGTAATAAAATTAATCTTGCAGACGTAGACAATTCGTTGAATAGTCTCACTACTACCTACGCTGGAGAGTTCGCTGGAAAGTACATTTCTGCTGCTCTTTTGTCAGGTAAAACATTATCTGAGGGCTCTATCACAATCAAGCCCAACGTCAAGTATAAAGAAGTAATCAAGAAAGTAGATTCGACTAGCCTTATCGCTGACGCTACTTGTGATTTTGACTTGAGTGCTGACGTACTAACCTTGACTGAGCGTATCCTCCAACCAGAGGAATATCAAGTCAACCTCCAACTTTGTAAAAAAGATTTTAGGTCGGATTGGGAGGCTATCCAAATGGGTATGTCAACTTATGACAATCTACCTCCAGCTTTTTCTGATTTCTTAATCGGTCACGTAGCAGCTAAAGTTGCACAGAAGACTGAGCAAAACATTTGGGGTGGAGTAGACGCTAACGCTGGTGAGTTCGACGGATTCACAGTTCTTATGGCAGCTGACTCTGATGTTAACGATGCAGCTAACGGCTCTGAAACGTCTTACACATCTACTAACATTATTTCATTGTTAGGTAATGTAGTAGACGCTGTCCCTAGCGCAGTTTACGGAAAAGAGGACCTTACTATTTATGTTCCAACAGTAGCTATGCAAGCGTATGTTAGAGCACTTGGTGGATTCGGAGCTTCAGGCTTAGGAGCCGCTGGTACTAACGACCAGGGTACTCAATGGTACAATATGGGCAACGCCTTAGCGTTTGAAGGTATTAAAATTCAGCACGCTCCTGGAATGCCAGCTGACCACATCGTAGCTGGAGAGGCTTCTAACTTGTTCTTTGGTACTGGCTTACTAGCTGACCACAACGAAGTTAAAGTTATCGATACTAGCGACATCTTGGGTGACCAGAACGTACGAGTAGTAATGCGTTTTACCTCAGGAGTACAATACGGAATCGGGTCTGACCTCGTTCTACAAACATTAGCATAATAATAACCGAGGGGGCTTCGGCTCCCTCATTTTTAATTTAGTAATATGGCCTGTACATTCATTTCAAAGGGACGCAAGGAGCCCTGTAAAGATATAGTAGGAGGAATCCGTGCCGTTTACTTTATTGATGACGACTTAACCATTACTTATGACAGCTCCGATACTGATGCGATTGATTCAGTAGGGACAAGTATTGACGCATTTAAGTATGTGGTAAAGGGTGGTAGCTCATTCGAGCAAACTATCACGTCAAGTAGAGAAACAGGAACAACCTTTTATGACCAAACCTTGACATTACAATTCAAGAAATTAGACAAGGACACTCACCAACAGCTGGCCCTTTTAGCAGTTAGCTTGCCACACGTTTTAATTGAAGATTACAACGAGCAAGTATGGCTAATGGGTACTGAAAACGGGGCTGACGTTAACGGAGGCACAATCGTTACAGGCACAGCTATGGGCGATTTGTCGGGCTATACTTTGACGCTTACAGCGCAAGAAAAAAAGCCAGCAAATTTCTTGCATAAGACTGCAGCTGATGAGACAGCAGCAACAACAATTACGGGAGTTGGAGTGACAGTTTCAAGCACAGATATCGACCCATAATTTAGAGTTTTTCATAGTTAGTTTTAGTTGAAATTAGGCCCATTTTTAGGGCCTTTTTTCGTCATTTTAGTCAAAACATCAAAACGTACGGAGACGTATTTTAAACCACATTTAAGAGCGTTTCACATCTCTGGGATATGCTGTGTTAAAAGTTTGACGAAGTGAGAAATACTACGAGTAGAGAAGTCGTTTTTTGTCTTTCAAAAGTTTTTTCAAAACACAACGCAAATTTCATTTTTTTGTGCGTTATATGTATGTAAAAAGATGAAAAAATTAACGCCAAGCTCGGGTACAAAAACCATCAAGATTTTGCCTCGTGATTACACGGGAAGTTTGACTTTAAAGCTGCGTGATCGGTCATTAAACAAGCTGTTTGAAGTCAGTTCAACCACCACGACAGCAGACGGAAATTTCACGCAGATTGAGTGGGAGCACACATCTCCTTTGTACTTGAAAGAGGGTCATCAATACGACCTGAGTGTCATAGATACAGGCGACAACATAGTGTATCGGGACTCGGTTTTTGTTACATCACAAACAATAGACCAAGACGAAGATGTTACATACGACATCAACAAGGACGTGTACGTTACACACGATACAGGCGACAATGATTTTATCATATTAGAAGATTAAAATGAACATTAGAGTAGTAAATTTAAGTACCTATACGAGCCCTGACATCAAAGTTCAGAAGAACAAAGACTGGGTAACATTCGGGCCTAAGAACAGCTATTTTCAGTATCTTATAGACAGGTACACAGGCTCTCCGACTAACAACGCAGTCATAAAAGGCTTCTCGCAGCTCATATACGGCAAGGGTCTTGACGCTACTGACTCAAGTCGTAAGCCCGACGAGTACGCTAAGATGATTAACCTCTTTACGCCTGACTGCACACGCAAGCTCGTCAACGACCTTAAGCTAATGGGGCAATGTGCTATCCAGGTTATCTACTCAAAGGACCGCAAAACTATAGCACAAATAGAGCATATGCCTGTTGAGACCCTGGCTATGGAGAAGTGCGATGACGAGGGTAATGTAAACGGATACTACTACCACCCTGATTGGAGTTCTATCAAGCCAAACGAACAACCTGAGCGTATTCCAGCGTTCGGTACCTCTAAAGAAGCTATCGAGATTCTATATGTAAAGCCTTATGTAGCTGGCTTCTATTATTTCAGCCCTGTCGATTATCAGGGAGGCCTACAATATGCTAACCTTGAGGAGGAGATATCCAATTATCATATGTCGAATATTCAGCAAGGCCTGAATCCCTCTATGATTCTAAACTTCAACAACGGAGTTCCTAACGAGGAGGAGCGTGATATGATAGAATCTAAGATTGCAGACAAGTTCGCAGGAAGCTCTAACGCAGGTCGCTTTATCCTGGCCTTTAACGAGAGTGCCGAAACGGCAGCCAGCATCGAACCTGTACCACTTTCAGACGCACATCAGCAATATCAGTTCCTATCTGACGAGTCGATGCGTAAGATTATGATAGCACACGGGGTTGTATCGCCTATGCTCCTGGGTATTAAGGACCAGTCAGGCCTGGGGAACAACGCTGAGGAGTTACAAACGGCCTCTACTCTTATGGATAATACGGTCATTCGCCCGTTTCAGTCACTACTAATAGACGCTTTTGACCAGATATTGGCCTTTAACAACATATCTCTTAATCTTTATTTCAAGACATTACAGCCTTTAGAGTTCCAAGACCTAACTAATGTTACGGACAAAGAGACGAGAGAGGAGGAGACAGGCGTTAAAATGGGTCTTTCTACACAAACCCCTAACATAAGTGACGAAACGCTCTTAGAAGTAACGAGAAAGCTTCAAGAAAAGGGAGAAGATATTGACTTACAAGAGTGGGAGCTTATATCTGAGACTCCAGCGATGGACGACGAGTCCCATATTCCAGGCTATTTTCAGTTTGCAAGCTCTGTTATTAAGTCTAGCCCTCGTAGTAAGAGTGAACAAGATACATCCCTGTTTAAGATACGCTACAAATACGTAGGCGAGACAGGAGAAAACAGCAGAAAGTTCTGCAAGGATATGATTAAAGCTAACAAAGTATATAGATATGAAGATTTGCAAGGTGATTTGCCTAACAATCCTGGTTTCGGTCCTAATGGTTCTAAAAGCTATTCGATATGGCTTTATAAAGGTGGGCCTAATTGCCACCATTCGTGGCTTCGTCAAGTTTATTTACGCAAAAATAATCAGCGTATATCGGTGGGTAAGGCCCGTAAAATGATTACATCGCTACCCATAGACGATAGAGACGATGCTCGATACGTACAAAACCCGAAAGAGGTTGCAACACCTCCATTTCAGATGCCAAATCAAGGATATTTAAAATAGAATAATATGCCTACTGCGTTATTTATAGGAGATAAAGAGCTGGTTCGTAACACTATCATAGACGGATCCGTTGATATTAACAAGTTTAAGCAATACATCAAGATTGCTCAACAGATTCACATACAGAATTACCTGGGCACAAAGCTCTACGACAAGATTAGCAATGACATTATAGCTGGGACCCTAACAGGAGACTACCTGACGCTTGTAAATAAGTATGTAAAACCAATGCTTATACACTTCGCTATGGTAGATTACCTCCCTTTTGCAGCGTTTCAAGTCTCTAACGGGGGTATATTCAAGCACAGGCCTGAGAGCTCCGAGGTAGCCACTAAAGACGAGATAGATTACCTGGTTACAAAGCATCGTGATTTTGCTCAGTTCTACACACGAAGATTCATCGATTATATGGACTTCAATCAGGGTTTGTATCCTGAGTATTACTCGTCAAATAATGAAGATATGTACCCAGACAAGGACGCTAATTTTACTGGCTGGGTATTATGAGAAGAAAAAGCAAGCCAAAAGAAAAAAATATAGAACTACTTAAAAAGTTTTTAGATGCCAAACGAAATATATCACAGAAGCAATTGGGGAGAAAGTAAAGCGGAGGACTTTGGCGATGTGTACTATGACCACGCAGCGACCAATAAGCTATACAACCACTCTGACTATTACGAGAACTCAGATGGCACAGATGCGACCTTAAAAGACTTAAACAATAAAGCAAGTATAGTCTTAACACCTACTGCATATTCAGATGGTAGCTTAAATACTGTTATACC